GTAGCTTTTCCTCATCCATGATTACTCACCAAGAGCATCAGTAAACTGCTTATCTACTTGCTTTTTAGCCTCCATTTGCATCTTGGCGATGTTTTCATTGCTTTTGATATCTTCTTCCTTCAACATCAACTCAGCAATCTTGATTCGACGCTGAAACTCTCTTTCTGCTGAATCATCGTTGCTAGGAAGGTTCTGAGTAGCTGCATTAACGATCTTAGCTCTTACCTCTTCAGGCATTAACTGAGCCTCTATAGACGCTTTCTGAGCCTCTGCTGCTGCTTTCTGTGCTCTAGCTTGCTTTTCCTGCACAGTTGCTTGTGCATCCGCTAATTGAAGCTGTGTAGCTTGTTGTTGAGCCTGTTGTTGCTCAGGATTTGGCTGTGTTAGCTGCTGAAGTTGCTGTAAAAGGCTTTCACGGTTAGGTAACGATGAGTATTCAACAATACCTTGCAGTAACAAAGGTACGATAGGACTATTTGGCCCTAACGTAGACATCATTGCCATCATTTGAGCCTGTTCAAACTCTCTAGCAACCATTCCTAACGTACCGGACGGTATAAACTCAAAGTCCTGTACTGGATAACGGTCAGGAGCAAACTGCATATACCGCCACGCAGCCTTTTGAACGAACGGAATAAGGAAATCTTCTTGGAAATTGACTAATGCTCTCTTGTTTTTCTTGATGATACCGCTAACAGCCATCGCTAATCCTGCTGCTGCTGCATCACCACCGCTTACTTGAGCAGGTAAGTTCGCTGTATCTAGCGTACCTGTTGCTTGTAGCATCATTCTTTCGAACAATTGAGCTGTTTCTATGTTTGTTTTGTCAGTAACACCAAACTTAAAGGGTTGTAAGATCTCTTGTGGGTTACCATTAACCATGATAGTCTTACCAGGACGTATCTCAAACTTCTGTCCACGAGGTAATCTAGAGGCATCTACAGCCATCATAGGTGCTGTTGTAAGCCCTAAAGAGTCTACATGACTACGAATCTGTGCATCAACAGCCTTTTGCATGTTGTATGCTTTCTCAGCAGTTCCTCTACCCCAGAAACGACCAGGAACACTATCAGCTTGGTAAGCAATGATAGGTCTATCCTGCATCATGAAGGGATTCTCTTCTGCTTTTAACAGTGATTCACCGTTAGCAATGACAATCAATGCCTCAACCATGTCAGAATACAGCTCTTCTTCTTCAGAAGTAACCTCATCTGGGTTCTCTAACAACCGTTTAGGTACTAAACCATAGTAACGTAACAGTAGTACTTTATCGTTCTGATAGTAAGTTAAGTCTTGTGTAGGTTCTAAGTCAGTATCAACAGCAGCATCTCCAACACTAACTTGTCTGTAAACACCATCTTCCATACCTTTAATGACGGTATGTCTACCTACATATTCTTCTACAGCACAGCCTAAAGCATCAGCAATGTTAGCTGCGTTAGGATCAATAAGAAAGTTTCTAGGGTTAATAGGTTTTAAGTCTACGGACACACGAACAGAAGACTGTACACCGATCATGCTCAGTCCTGGGTTCGCTGAAGGCTGTGTAGAAGGCTTTAGTTGCTTCTTTTGCTTAACAATCAACTCACCAATACCAGTACCGTAGATCTCTGCTAAGGTCATGACATTACCAATCTGCTTTCTGATCCTATCTTTCTTAAAGTCTTCAGTTAGCCTGGTACGCATGATCTCAATGTCTGCTTTGTTTTGATCTTCGCTATCATCAACGATATCAAAGAACACACCTTTAGCGAACACTGCTTCTTCCATGTCTGATTGTTTGTTGTCTACAGCTTGCTGTAGTGCTGGACTAATGAGCTTTGATCGCTCTGAAGACCTAGTTTTATCTTCATCAGCCCAAAGACCACGCCATAGACGTTCATACTCATCCCAACGATCTAGGTAGTTCTCATCACGGTGATCTCGCCATTGGTTACAGCGATCCATGACAAAAGCCACTAGAGCATTTTGAGGTGTTAGTTCAGAATCAAATTTCATTGTTAGTATCCTGCAACAGATTTACTGTGTGGGAAGAATGTTTCAGTGTTTCTATTGCTTTTTTTACAGTTCCAGACAGAAGGAACAACTTGTAAATTAAAAGCGTTGTGTAACCCACATGCTTTATCGTAGTTTATAGGAACAATATGGTCAATGTGCCAAGTAATATTAGTTGTTTTGTTTCTAATGTCTCTTAGAATACACGCTTCTTTAAAAACAAACTCATCTAGTTCAGAATAAATAAAATTGCTAAACTGTGTTCTTCTTTTATGTTGATACCATAAAGAAGTTACTTTTCTTCCTTTAGAGTTGGTTTTAAGTTTTAATAAATATTCTTGTCTTGTTAATCTGTTTTCTTTTTGCCTAATTTTTTCATGTTCTTTTTTCCTGTAGTCTGGGTTGTTTAAACGCCACTCATATAAATCTTTTAAACTACAACTTGAACACTTGTTTAAGTGGCCATCTTTTGTTTTTTTGTGCTTGTGAAAAAACTCAAGAAGTTTTTCTTCCTTGCATTTAAAACATGTTTTAGTAAGATGCGACATGATCTAAAGGTTCCCATTCTTCTTCATCCAAGTTCTGATTCCAATCTGCAACCTGGATTTGGTCAATGTAACTTACAGCATCAATCAAGTCATCATGCGTCTTTGAATCAGGGAACTGCATAAGCTGATCAATGAACTTGTTATTCCAGTCTGCTTCATTCAACACAATCCTACCGTGTTCGAACCGTCCTTGTAATGACCAAACAATCCTATCTGTTTTCTTCTTGTTACCATGTGTTAACTCTTCAATACGAGGATAGTAATTTAATCTCCTCATCAGATCATTCATGTAAGGCATCACTGCATTCTTCAGTGCGCCTTTCTCAATCCCTACAGCATTAACTCTGTAGTCCTTAGCAGCCTTTAGAATCCTTACTGCTGTTTCTCGGACATCCCACCTACCATATTGAATGTCAGCAACCCACCAGCCTTTAGTGTTAACCTTAACAATAGCTATCGCTGTTTCATCCAACTTAGAATTCTTCGCTTTGTTCGTCTGAGATGAATCCGTAAAACCACATAGATCCACCGCAATGAAGTAGTTACCATCTTCAGGTTCTTCATCACTGACTTTAATCCATTCATCTTTGAAGATCTCCGACTGTGCTGCTTCAAAGGAAGCCATGAACTCTTGTCTGAAAGCAAAGCTAGACATTGATCCTCTAGCAGCTTCAATCTCTTCAGGATCTAACAACGGATTATCAAAGCTGGTAAAGTGCCATGACTTGTAATGCTCATCCTTACCAGTATCACCTAACTTAAATAGTTCATAGAAATGGTTTCTACCCATTGGTGTACCTATGAACATTGCTCTACCCTTCTGATCCGCTAAAGCAGGTCTAAGGATTTGTTCGAACACTTGTGGTTTCATGTCTGCGTACTCATCCATCACTAAGTACTTAAGACTAACACCACGCATAGTCTCTGGTCTATCAGCACCTTTTAGTGAAATGATAGCGCCATTGACCAAGGTAATCTGCATGTTGTTGACATGACTACCTTTGATAACTGGATGGCCTAGCTCTAACAGCGTAGTCCACATAATATCTCTAGCTTGTCCCTGCGTTGGTGCTACATACCAGACATGACCTTTATCAGTCTGTAGAGCCTCTATGATCAATGTCCAAGCTGCTAACCTTGACTTACCTGTACGTCTACCAGCAGCGATGATCTTGAACCTTACAGGGTCTTTAAAGACATCTTGCTGCCACGGTAGTAGAGCTACAGTCAAATTACTCATCTTCTTCTTCTTCGTAGTCTATCAAGGTAGCTTGTACGTCAACAGGTTCATGCTCAATCATCTCTACTGGATTATCATTCACTCCAGTGATGTTGATGGTAATGGCTCTAGAGCCTCCAGCAATACCCTTATCCTCAAAGTAAGACACTGGCAACATTCTATCAACACATAGCTTTAATGCTGCCATCTGATCTTTATCATCATCATTCAATGCTTTGTGTACTATCTTTCTGATGATCGCTTGTGAGTGTGTTAGCAACAACGAAGCTGTTAGCTCTTTAATCCTTGCTGCTTCACCAGGAGGTCTACCTCTTTTGCCTCTCTTAATGTACTTCTTGACTTCTTCCTTTTTAGGTCTTCCTCTTTTCCTCTTTTTGGCAGCCACTTTCTTTTCTTCATTGACTGCCACAACATCCTGGCTGACCGATGAAGGTAGCGAACAAGGAGAAGATACTACATCTTCAGTTTTAATTTCGGACATCACTACCCTCTATATAGTTTCTCTGCCGGAAGGCAGGACTGTAAGGTGTATATAATTTTATGTATCTACAATGTAGTGTATGACGATAAGTTATATGTCTATTACTGAATGGTTCTTATACAATGTTTTGTTCATAGCCTACATAGAAGGACTTATTGTATCATACAAATGATATTGTTGTAAAGTGTCTTGACTACTACTGTAGGGTTATTGTCAGTGCAGTCTATGTTTTAACCAGTGCAGATTACATGCAAGAATCATGCCAACACAGGCTTTAGCGGGACTCCATTAACATGGTATCTTAGGCTCCGCAGAGGCTTTATAGATAACCTATTGATTCTTAAGAGATTTCTTAATAGTAATGGATTATCATTAGCAACTTACTTTTTAGCTTTTTTTGAGGCTATTGAGTTTTCCTATTTTGCTCTTTTTTGAGGCTATTGTGGTGCTACTACGCTAGAACAACATTGTCACCCCCTCCCCCTATGCCGTTTGTCGGCGTAAAACTACCGTCTATCAGCTCAGTAACTATAGCGATGTCACCGACGAATGGCATAGTCTAGCCGACAAATGGTAGCGATTACCTGATGAGTGGTACTTGACAGACGGGGAAGACTATGGTGGACCCTCTAAAGGGTACCTAGCCGCTTGCAATACTCCACGATTCAGGCATAATGGATACATGGACGAAGCAATAGCGCCGAGTCAAACAAACCAGGAGAATCAAATGCTAGACTTCATTAAATCAGTACTGCTAGTCAACAAAGTCAAGAAAGCAACAGCAACGCGATTCGTTACAGCGTACAGCAAGCATGGTAGAATCAATGGCATCATCGTCAAGCGTGGCATCATCAAAAGCACAATCAGGGTTCCAAAGCGTGGCGATGTTACAGTCTACAATACTAACATCGGATTTATCAGGCATGACAAAGTCACTAGCTTCAAGTAAAGTATACAGGGTATAGTGCCTTCGATGAGGGTACTATGCCAAGTAAACTTTATAACGGAGGTTATGATGCGACTACGTGCAGAACATGCTGCATTGTCTCAGGCCATTACGATACACAAGAAAACCGTACGTATGGTGTCCGA